GGGGTTATCCGCATCCCATCAGAGGCGGCAACACCGAACATTGCCGGCAGCTTTGTGGGTGAAGCGCAACCCATTCCCGTCAGGAGAATGGGTTTCACTTCGCTCAGCCTCTACCCGCACAAGGTTGGCGTCATCACCCGCTATTCGCGCGAGATCGCCGCCTACAGCAACCCGAGTCTCGAGGGCTTGGTGAGGGACGCCATTATCCGCAAAACCGGGTTGATGCTCGACACGCTGTTGATCGACGCGACCGCAGGCGGCGGCAGCGGCAGCACCCGGCCGGCGGGATTGCTGTACGGGCTATCGGCAATCACCGCGACTGCGGGCGGCGGGTATGCTGCCATCCTCGGCGACTTGAAGGCGTTGACGGCGCCGTTCTACGCCGCCAATGCCGGCGAGCTGTTGGTGATGCTGATCAATCCGGCGCAGGCGCTGGGGCTGATGATGACACCGGGTCCGGGCAATACCGGCTTTAACTGGACTGAACAGTTCACCGGCCGGCTCATCATCATCGAATCGACGGTGGTGCCGGCCGGTACCGTGATCATGATCGATGCGGCCGATTTCGTCAGCGTGATGGGCACGCCCGAGTTCATGGTCAGTGAAGAGGCGACGCTTCACATCGAAGACACCAGCCCGGCTCACATCAGCACGACGGGCACGCCGAACGTCGTCGCTGCGCCGGTCGAGAGCATGTACCAGACCAATCAGTTGGCACTGCGGCTCATCCTGCCAACGACCTGGGCGATGCGCCGTACCGGAATGGTTCAGTACATGACCGGGGTTACTTGGTAGATCGAGGAGAATTGACAAATGGCGCAGACATCGAACCCGACACCCGACCAGCAGCCGCCGCCATCGCCGCCGCCGCGGCCGACGCCGCATCAAGACCCAGCGCCGACCCAGCACCCGGAGACGCCACCGCCGGCGACGCCGACCCAAGAGGAATTGGATGCTATGGCGCGGGGTGAATACACCATGCCACCGCCCGAAGCCCCGGAGGCGGCGCATAAGCGCGAGCGCGATGCGCTAGAAGCCCGGCACAAGCGCGAAAAGGAGCAGCTTGAGCGGCAGCACCGCGACGTGCGGCCGGCGCAATCGGGGCCGGGATACACGACGCGCTGATGGCGAACTGGCTCACCGCCAGACTGCCGTGGGGCCGGGCGCGGGCTGTCGAAGGGCAGTATCGCCCCGGCCCGTACATGCTGTCGGGCGGTTGGCTGCCGGCATCGGCCGGGCGATACGTCAACTGGTGGCAGAGCGGCTTCAATCTCCAGCCCTACGGCACGCGCTCGGCAATGGTCGAGGCTTGCGTCAGCAGCTATGCGCAGACGTCGGCGATGTGTGCACCGGACCACTGGCGCAGCTTGCCGAACGGCGGGCGCGAGCGCGTGACTAATAGCGCGCTTAGCCGTGTCGTGCGCCGGCCGAACGACTACCAGAGCATCTCTGACTTTATGCTGAACCTGACCCGTCGCACCTACGAGCGCGGCGAGGCCTTTGCGTTGGGCCTGCGCAACAATCGCGGCGAGATCGACCAGCTTCACCTGATGCGCGAGGGCCGGGCGGCGATTGCTGAGAACGGCAGCGTCTTTTATGCGCTGTCCGGCAACGAGGTGATCGAGGCCCGGCTCGATGTCAGCGAGGGGGTGCCGGCGCGGGACGTGCTGCATGTCAGATTGCAGACGCCGCGGCATCCGCTGCGCGGCGAGAGCCCGATCCTGGCGGCGGCGCTTGACCTGGCGATGCAGGACGCGGTGCTGAACCAACAGATAGCCTTTTACATCAACCGGGCGCGGCCGAGTTTCATCCTCGAAACCGATCAGGTGATGACGCAGGAACAGGCGGAATTGCTATCTCAGCGCTGGCGAGAAAAGACCAGCGGCGAGAATGCCGGCAACACGCCGCTGGCGACGCACGGACTGAAAGCGCACCTGATCGAGACCAACGCGGTGGATGGTCAGCTTGCCGAAATGCTGAAGTTGACCGACGAACAGGTGGCGCTCTGCATGCGGATACCGCTGCCGATCCTGGGCATCGGCCAGACGACATACGCCTCGGCCGAGCTGCACATGCAGGATTGGATCGCCAAGGGGCTGGGGTTCTGGCTGAACCATGTCGAGGAAGCGTTCGGGCTGCTCTACGGGCTGAAGGGCGTCCCCGACGAATATCTGGAATTTGACACCAAGGCACTGCTGCGCAGCGCTTATCGCGAGCGCATCGAGGCGCTGGCGCGCGGGGTCATCTCGGGCATCTACAGCCCCGACGAGGCGCGGGCGCAAGAGGATCTGCCGGCGGTGCCGGGCGGCCACGGGGCACAACCCAGAGTTCAACAGCAGGTCGTGCCATTGAGCTACGGCAGCGATTTGCAGCCGCCGAAGCCGGCGCCGGATACGCCGCCGCCAGCCGACACACCGAATCCCGACGACGGGAGCGCCGATGCCGGCGACACCGCAAGTAAACTCGCTGCGTTCCGCTCTGCGTATGACGAGCACCGCCGCTTTACCGCCTGACCCGCTGGCGGCCGAACTGGGTTCGGTCGTCGGGGCACTGGAGCGGGAATTGCGGTTGCAGATGATGGCGATGTTGGCTGAGGCGCGCGAGGAGATCGCGACGCTGCGAGCGTGGCGGGCCGAGGCGGCGCTGCTGGTGGCTTCGCTGGTTGGCCCACCGGGGCCGGCGGGGCCGCCTGGAGCGCAAGGAGACCCCGGCGAGGGCATTGTCGGCCCGGCCGGCGAACAGGGCATTCCAGGCCCAACAGGCGAGCGCGGAGGCGATGGCCGCACGCTCGCATTCCGGGGGCACTGGAAGGCCGCCAGTACCTATGAAGCGCTCGACGTGGTTATGGTGGATGGCTCGTCGTTTGTGGCCGCCGGCGACGCCCCGGGCGCATGCCCGGGCGAGGGTTGGCGGCTGTTGTCGCCGCGCGGCAAAGCCGGCCCGCCGGGACCGGCCGGCGCTATCGGCGAGCGCGGCTACCCCGGCCCACCGGGACCATTGCCCGAGGCGCTCGTCGTTGACGACGATGGCATGCTCACGCTGCGCTACAGCGACGGCACGCGGCTTGATTGCGACCTCTATCCTTTATTTGCGCGAGTGCGGTGAGCGGTTATCGCATCAACCGCGTCGTGACGCCGGCCGCGAGCATGGCGCTGGTTACGCTCGACCAGGCGAAAGCCGCGCTCGGCATTCCGCTCGAGGACACCTCGAAGGACGCCGCGCTGTCGGCGCACATCGACAGCGTGTCGGCCGCGATCAACAACTACTGCAACCGCATATTCGCGGTGCAGGAATACACCGACCAGATCCGCAACATCTGCGGCTACTGGGGCGAGCCGCTGGTGACGCGGCAATTCCCGATTGTCGTCGAGGACGGCGTGCCGCTGGTGGCGGTGAGCGAGGACGGGCTGGAGCTCGATACGGCTTATCTCGAACTACATCCCGAGACGGGCAGCCTCTATCGGCTCGACAGCGCATCGAGCGCACCAGGCGCGTGGACGTCGGCATTGATTCTGGTGGCGTACACCGCCGGCTTCGACCCGATCCCGGACGACGTGCAGGGCGCCGCGCTCGAATGGCTCGGCACCCGCTGGTACGCGGTCGGGCGCGACCCGGCGCTGCGCTCGGAGACGGTGCCGGATTTGCTGACGCAGGTTTATGCCGGCGATGCCGGGGCTGGGACTTATGGCGGCGCGGTCCCGGCGGGCGCCCGCGACCTGCTGGCGCCTTACCGGATCTGGTTTGTATGACGCCGCAAGTTTTGATCGCCCGGCTCGACGCGGCGATCGACGGCTACGGACAGACGGTGACGTTGCAGCGCACCGCGGTTGACCCGACAACCGGGGCGGCGACGGTGGCGGACGAAGTGACGTGCCCGGCAGCGGTGCGCCAGTACGGCCCGCAGGATCTCGAAGCCGGCGATGTGCAAGATATCCGCGTCGTGATCAGCCCGACAGCACTGGGGGCATTCGGACTGCCCTCGCGCGACGACCGCATCGTGATCGACGGCAATCCCTCCAACATCACGCAGATCGCGCCGCTCAGTTATGGCGGCACGCTGTGCCGCGTGAACCTGCTCTGCCGTGGCTGACCAGCGCGAGGTGATCCTGGCGCGGCTGGCGGTGCTGTGCGCGGCGGTGCCGGGCGTCGCTGCGGTGGTGCGCAACTCGCTCGACGTGGCGGGGCTGGCCCGGCCCGCAGTCGTGATCCACGACGGCGTTGAGACGCTGCGCGACCAGCCGCCGCAGATCCGGCACAGCGAGATCCAGCGCATGGAGTTGTCGCCGGCCATC